ATCTAAGCTGCCTGAAGTGAGCCTTACTTTCCGATATTGCTCTTCCTGCGACAAAGTTAAGAAATCGCAGAGACTTTGCGGATAACTGAATTCAATGCCGATAGGCTTAAATAGGTACTCTTTATAAGCCGTGTTAAGTATGAAGGCATAGATATCAGAGTCTTCGGATATTTGCCCATTAATTATCTGAATGCAATCTTCATTCTCCTCATTGCCATTGATTGTACTGTTGTATGAGGTTTGATATTCCCCTACCTGATAGCGCAATCGCTCATCAGCCAGACCATAGGTGTGCATGCCAAGCACCTTCCACCAGCGGCAGGCAATGCGAGCAGGTGTGTGGTAGATGTTGTATAGGCCTGACAATGGTGAGCTGGATGCCGTGATGTAGTTGGATGGCATGCTCACTTCTCCAGGTAAAAAGGAATAAGCCCCAGATTCACCAAAATAGTAAAAAGGAGTCTCTGCAATGTCCTCTCCTGTAAGTTCAAATCTGTTTAGCCAAATAATAAATAGCTCATAGTCATTAGGCCGATCGGATGTGCCTGAATCAAACTCAATGAATGACAGCCTCCGGCTAAATTCAATCGCATAGCCTTCTCCAATTATATTAGTTCTAATGTCTAATCTGGCTGATGAGTTTTCAGCCATTGCTTTATTGGCTATAAAGTAGTTTCTATCAGTGTGAATTGCCCAAACTCCAGAGACTGATATATTTTTCCACTTATCGGTAAAGCCTAGATTCACATTATTAACCAATAAGTCACTCTTAGCCATCTGCCTTACTTCGCCAACATTTTCAAAGCTCTGGCTTATGCTGTTCTGATAGAAATACTCTCTAGGCTCTACTCTGATTTTCCAATCTGTGCCTGTCCATTCAAATGCCCATCCTAGGCAGAATATTTTATCAAGGTCTTCAAATATCTTCTTGAATGAAGTCCTTAAAGCATAAGGGTCTTCTGTTGGCTCTTCTGGGTCGCATAAATTAAGAGCATTGATAGTAGGCGCATTCCTGATGCGTAATCCATTGGTGATGGCATTGTTCCAATAGCAGCCATCAAGGTCTTTACTGAAGGCATCAGAAAGCAACATGTTATTGCTGCCTGTTAGCTTGTAAATAACTCTGTTTAGGAAATTCTCAATTCTTAAAGTGTCTGAAAATGAAGCATAAGTTCCTGAGTTAATTTCACTCAAGCTAAGACATACATCTTCAATGTAAATGCCCAATGCTCTTGTTATTCCAGGATCTGGAGGAGTGACACCAACTTCAATATTGCCACCTGAACCCCACTGAATAAAAATCAAAACTCTATCATCTGGATTAAGAGTTACAGCTTGATTCGCAACAAAGTCAAACTGAACAAATACCAATGGGTCTGAGACAGTGTTTATTGCGCTTGTGCCTAAATAATATCTCTGAGTTTCACTTCCTCCATTAGCAGCATCGCCATTAGTGACCATTAATGATAAGACCACATCAGCTGAATCAGGGTCAATTAGGTTGGTGTCATATTGTGTCCAATAAAACGCTCCTTTGACCCTCATATTAAAGTTGATAGTCCTTTGATATGTAGCATTATTTTTAAAAGTGACATTTGAAGGAGTCCATAAAGTGGCAACCGGGTCAAATGTGCTGCCAAACATTCCTGAGAAGTCTGTATTGTTATAATAAGCTGGGATAACGCTGGCAAAGTTTTCCAAAATCCAGCCATTGGCATTGTTTCGATAAATCTGCGACCAAGCCGGAATTGGAAACTCATTGACTCTATCACTAGCAGTAGCAGTGAGATACAGGTCTTGCTTGTGCATCCTGATGTTATCATAGATTATTGGGCTAATGGCATTGCCATCCAAGTCTAATGGAGTAGTGATGTCAATCTCTATGTCCTGCCTGGCTTTGAACTTCTCCCTAAAGTCATCATCAATAATGCCAACAGTTATCTCCCAGCTGTCGGTGTCGCACACATTAAACTCTTCATAAATTGCTAGGTTTAGGAATCCATCAAATTGATATAATGAGCCGCTGTAACCGACATCAGATGTGATCCTGATTGCTATCTGAGCATTGATAAAGTAACGGTCATAGAGGTCTTTAATTAGCTTTGCGCCCTTGCCATAGAACCTGACCTCAGTGCTGAATGGCTGGTCAATTCCATGACTCTCCATCCTGATAGCTGTGAACTCAATGGCATCCCAGCCAATAGGCTCTTCTACCTCTACATTATTCAAGTAAAATTTCCATCCTGCCATAATCGCAAAGGTAAAAAGAAAAAGCCCCTGCAATGCAGAGGCTCTTTGCACAGTCTAATCTAAACCAATAACCTCATGAATCAGTCCTGAACCTATTGTTCAAAATTTTAGTTGTCCTTCGTGGTGTTCGGATGAACTTCTCAAACCCTCGCTCATCCATGCTTAGCTGAGTGATAGGTAGGCTTTTCAGTATGCTGCCAAGCTCATCCAACTTGCCCACCACCGGAGAGCCTGAGCTGCTGTTACGATTGGCATAGTGGTTAGCCAGGAATAGCTCTTGCCTGCTCAAGGCATGGTTAGGTATTACCTGTGATCCTTTAGGCAAGTCCATAAGTGTTGCAGTGCCAGGAGTGAAATAAACCTTGCCCGACTCGGTCACAACCTTCTCAACCCCTCGCTCACCTACTATTGCCTTACCTCCCTTAAATGGCTTACCTTTTGTTCCCTCTGCGAACTCAGGCACAGGCTGGGCAAGGATTAAGCCTGTCTGTGTAGCTGCTAATGCTGCCACTATTGCTGCCAATGGAGGAGCAGAGACTGCATACTTGATGATTTCAGGAGCTGCACTAAATAGCACATTAGCAACAGCTTGAAGTTGCTCAGCTCTGAATTGCTTGGTTCTTATGTCCTTCTCTTCCTGCCTTTTCTTTTCCTCAATCTGAGTCAGTTTCTGCTGATTGCCATCTGCCAATCTTACTTCTTCATCATATCTGCGCTGAAGTAGGGTCATTTCATTGCTCAGATTGCGCTGATATAGGTCAAATCCACCAGCAATAATTTCTTGGCCTAATTGATAAGCCTTATCCCTGATCTCCTCTTTAATCTTAGCAGCTTCCTTCTCTTTTTCAACCTGATTTTTTAGGTCATCCTCATAGGCTTTCTGCCACTCCTTCATTCTCTTCAATCGCTCCTGATAGAGTTTCTCTTCATCAGTTGCTGTCTCATCCTTGGCCTTTTTTATCCTATCCTCCAGAGTTATGGCTGTCAGATACTCTTTTTTAGCTGCATCCTCAAAGTCCTTCACTGCCTTATCTCTCTGGAGTTTGGCTACCTTGACCTCATCCTGAACGATGCCAATGTTCTTAGTGCTGTATTGCTTTTTAAGCTGATATACTGCCTCCTGGAATACTCTTTCTGCCCCAATCTCGCCCAACTTTGAGCCTCTGAGCTGAGCCATCAGCACTTGCTGTTGCTTCTCAAGCTCAAGGAGCTTTAGTCTAGATTGATATTGAGCCTTATCCTCAGCCTGAGATGATGCACTTGCAGCCGCTGCTGCCTTAGCTCTCTTATTGATCTCATCAATGGCTGCTTGATTCTGGGCTTTGAGAGCATCCAAATACTTCTCGTCCTTCTTGACTTGTAATTCAAGTGGGCCAGCCCCAATATCAACTGACACCCTAGATTCGGAGGCTACTTGCTCTCTTATTGCTCTTTCTTCTGCTGCTCTTGCTTTTAGAACTTTTAGTTCCTCTTCCTTAATCTTTATGTTTCTCCTTGAATTTATTTCAGCATTCTTCAATGCCTCATCTGATGTCTTGGCAAAGAAATTAGTATAGGCTGTGTATTGACCACCCAGAAACTCCTGTGCTTTTTGCACATCGCCTTTAAAGAGATCATTGAGCGCACCTAGAAACTCAGCAGTCACGGTCAGTGCCTTGCCAAATATTGGTGCAAGGTTGTTGCCTATGGTGTTCAGGAGTGAATCCCAAGTATCGCCAAGGTTGCTGATTTGACCTCCCAAGGTCTGGGAGACAGCTGATGAAGCTCCAGCTACACCATTGTAATCGCCCAGGCTAAGTAGATAAGCCTGCACAGCCTCTCTGTTTTTCTTGACTTGAGTTTCTACCCCTTTAAAATTGAAGATGATATTCTCACCAACTGTTCTTGCGCCTATGTTTAGCTCCTTGAGTCGCTCAAATTCAAAGTTCCTGGCATCCAGTATGGCCTCAGTAAACTGAAGAAATGACTTGCCCTGTGAGGAGGCAACATCACCGAGCTTCCTCATCTGGTCAATGGTCGGTTTAAAACCTACTCCTGCCAACTTAACGAATGAATCAGTTACCTCCTGAACGCTGAATGGTGTTGTTGCTGCAAATTGCTTGATACTTGCCAATGCTCCCTGAGCTGCACTGTTGCTGCCTAGTGTATTCTTCAGCACTGACTCAAACTTCTGGAATTGAGCAGTCACTGCAATGACCTCTTTAGTGAAGCCTACAATCTTATCGGCTGCAAATATCCCGGCTATGACTGGGCCGACTTTAGCAGCAACAGCACCCATGCCTCCAAAGGCATCGCCAGTGTCTTTGCCTGCTTTCTTAGCCTTATCGCCTACATCATCAAGCTGCTTCTTGAGCTTGCCAAGCTCAGCCAGCAACTGCCTCTCCTCTGCTGTAATCCTATCGAACTCAGATGTAGCCTGCTGTAGCTTACTCAGGTCAATGTCATACCTGATCTTGATGTCATTAGTCGAAATAGTAGCCATGGCCCAAAGATAGCAATTAAAAAAGCCACCGAATATCAGTGGCCTTTTCGCAATTATGAAAAACTAAACAAATCTATCCCTTACCCTTTCTGGATTTCTGCGCTGCAATATAGCTGCTCACTATCAAATAGTATTCATAGATTGGCCTTTCGACCAGGAATTTAGCTCTGATAGGATCTCCACTTGAGACTCTAGACTGCTCATCAAATCTAAGTCTGTGCTGTCTGGTAATTGCAGTCCAATAATGTGTTTCAGGTTGTTGAGGCTTTGGAGAGTTTCGGCCTGCAAATAAGTCGGGAAATTCGTGCTGTATTCTGTCAAAGAGGGCAGATAGGCGTACTCTGGAAGATTCAAAAAAAAACCCTGAACGTCATTGTGCTTCATCCAATGCTCCAGCTTCTGCTTGTTGTATGGGTACTGATAGTCGAGTGGATTCTCCTGCTCATCAAAGTAAACAACCGTTGCCAGCTTCAGCTGCCTCAGTAGGCTCACAGACATCTCCATCTGCTCCTTTAGTCTTGAGGCCATTACCCCTATCTCATACAGCTTCTTATCATCCTTCTTTTTCTTGTCCATCAGAAGGTTAATCAGGCCATTGTTCCAGCCCCTCAGGAAGTCTGGGTTAATCTGCCACAGCTCCTCTGTGAAGATGTCACGAGCAGCCACTGCCCTTTGGAATGGCACATTGACCTCAGATACGAACTTAAAGTAATTGACTCCACCTGAAGTAAAGGCAAATTCAATCTGATCCCAGCGGTCAGCAGGAGCTACTCCCCTGTAAAGTATTCGGCCACTTTCTGCTTGTAGAGGAGTTTCTTTTGCCACTTGTTCAGCAGCAGGAGGCACAGATGGTTTGCGCCTAAATAAATTAAACATAGATAGAATGGATAGTCAAATATAAGGCATGAGATGACCAGGAACTGCCAAGCTCCTGAGCAAAAAGGACATTCACCTAGTGGCTTGGCCCACAGTGTAGGTAGCTTCTGAATCTGGGATAGATACCACTGCCCAAGTGGGTGATCCTCCAGAAAGTAGTCCAGGAACAAAGAGAAGGATGCGCTGAGTGCGCTGATGAGCAATAACTTCAGTAGGCTCTGAATCGTTTGGTAGCTCAATGAGGCAGCAACCTCTGCGCTTGCCTCCACAACTTGCATCAATATCATAGTTTGTCATTATGGGTAAAGGATTGGCTGATTATCGTTAAAAATGTTTAGTGCTACCCAGTTGTCCTCCTGGTTGATATAGGTCTGGGAGAAGCTCATGCAGATGTCTGTGTATTGCTTGCCATCGCCTGCCGTGAATATCACTGGCTGCAATGTAGCACTATTTGTGAAGCTGACAGTGTATTGTCCTCCCCAAGGATTCAGGAATGCCTCAGGCATGGCCTCAAGGTCAGCATCAATAAATCCATCTATGTCAATGGTCAGCAGTTGCTGAATGCGCACATTAACTCCGGGCTTAGTGATGTTAAGTAATATCTCTGGCTCAGTGTAGTCAGTAGGCACTTGCACATAGAACGCAGTAGGGCAAGCATTGAGAGGCTCGCACACCTTGAAACAATCATTGCAGCATTGTGCCATACTTTTCCAGATTGAAGTTACTTGTTATCTCTGCAAAGTTAGAGAAAATGAAATAGCGAAAGGCATCCAATGCGTGAGACTTGTCCGGGTTCTTATTTTTCCACGCATCCAAGCTACCCTGGCGATCTACCTTGGCCTCCTTGAGGTCTGTGATTAGAATGCCACATTCTTTCTCACCTATCTTGATTTTGGCCTTTTGAAGCACCAGAATAGTGATGAGCCTGCTGGCTATGTGGCTTGGATTAACTTTAGGCACTTGCAGCTGCATGTCCACAATATTCAGGTAGTTCTTTATCATCAGGTAGGCACTGATGTTGCCTTGAGTGAAAGCATTACGAGCAGCTCCAGAGGCATCACCATTGATCACATAGGTCATGCCGGGAAACTCTTCCTTGATGGTCTGGCACAATGTGCTTAGGTCTCCAATTCTGTAGACCTTGATGATATTTATGTTGGCATAGTATTCAGCATCATAGCCATACTTGATGTATTGGCACACCACGCAGGTGTTAGTGACATTGAAGTCGAATGCCAGGTAGAGTGAGTGATGTGGATTGGCCTTGATGTAGCCACCGTACACATGCCTGGAGTAGTCAAAGGTGTAAGCAAAGAGTGACTCTCTGTCCCAGACTCCCCATTGGCCAAGTGCATAGACCTCATAGTAAGTCTGATTAACTGTCTTTAATGCCTCCATCCTTGTGACATACTCCTGATCAAGGAAGTTTAGAGCATCTCTGTAAGTGCCGTGCAGCCTGAGTATCTGGTTCTGCTCTTTTTCAGGCACATCATCGAAGAAACGCTTCTTAATCCAGTGGCTATCACTGACCGGGTTGAAGGTCAGGAAGAATCTCTTTGGCTGCTCTGACTTACCTCTGAGTCGCAGAGTTATCTGGGTGAAGTCCTCCAGGCTCAGCTCTGTGGCTTCTTCAATCCAGATGTACTTTGCTTGGCTGAGTGACTTGAGCTTCTCAGGATCATCACAACCTAAGAACACTATCTTGTTCGTGCCGGATTGCAGCTCAAGGTAACCAGTCTTAGCCTTGACAACCTTGTCAAAGCCCCATTGACTTATCTTGTTGCGAAAGTCAGCAAAGACTGAATTGCGCAGAGTGCTGGCAACTTTTCGGATGACAAAGTAGGTTTGGAATTGGTTGGCCTTGTTGTCAATGATTTCGCTCAAGAATATTTGAATCATTGTCTGGCTCTTGCCACTTCCTGCCCCACCCCATAGGATGTTGTAGGTCTTAGGCTGAACAAGAGCAGGCAGATACTTCTGACTCCACAGCTCAGGGCTGGATAGATCATACCGAGCCATTACTCAGCCTCA